TTGGAGCATCACCTGTAGCCGAAACAATTAAATCATTAGTTCCAGGTGTAATTAGATTTATATAACTTGTTGCTATATCCGCTACGCCAATGGCTTTAAACGCTCCAATACAATTAGCAGCAGAAACACCAGCAGGAAGATACCAAAAACTTTCGGATTTTTTTGTACCAAACAACAACTGTAATTTTCGTTTATCCATCTATCCTCCTACCAGTTTGAATCCCAATTATCTGCAACACCGTCAATGTAATATGCTATTGTCATCGTTGGTATTGTGAGCGGCGTTGTTCCGTTAATCGTGTCACCACCCGTTGTCGCAACCGTTATCGTTCCCGTCCCAACATTAGCGACAATATAAGCATTACCGCTGCCAGTTGCCGCCGGAAGCGTCACCGTGAATGTACCGTTACATCGAATGTATTCGTCACCTGCTAATATCGCATAAGTAGCAGTTTTGCTCTTGATGTCAAGCGTGGTCAACTCCGTGATGTAGTTCGGATCCGCGGCCACTGTTGCGATTGACATAAGCTCATTCAATCCAATAGACGAACCGTCCGCCAGATTAAAGTCGTAAGAATAGCCCGTCGGGAATGTCATCCTATAATAAGCCGTGCCAGTATCAGGAACCGTCAATGTTTTAGTAAACGTCCCGTCGCTGGCAGTTGTTACATCGACCTCATAGCGTGGTATGACTGCCCCGTCCGATATGATTTCCGTCAATAAAGCAAACTTGACAGCCCAGGTAGTGTAGACCGTGCCATCAGGTTTTAGTATCGTTCCTGTAACCGTGCGAGTATTAGCCATTATCTACCGCCTTTGGTTTAGCGCTCCGTTTGCGTGCCGCTGCCGTGACTTCTTTTATCCTTGATTCTACGTGGTCATCATGTTCCTTCAAGCTATCCCCCAACTTAAAAACAGACACACTCATGCTATCAATAGCCCTGGTGAGTTTACCCATGTCCTCCACGTTGCTCTTGTTCAATACGGTAAAAAAATCGCGCCACTCTGCATCCCTTTTCCCGATGTAATTCAGGAAGATGATAACGACAACGATAACAGCTCCAGCGCTGCCAAAATTTACAAGGCTCGCAATCGATGCAGCATCCATGACGCCCCCTTAGTTTTCTTTGATCGTGTTGTATACGGTGTTATTCGTCACCAATGGGTCTTGTTGGAAGAACTTCTTGATCAGGTCATGAATAAAATTACTACCGCGACCAATGGCAAGCCCTGTTATGGCAATTCCGAACGGGTGAATGTTTATCGGTGTTTCAAGCCAGATTGATATTAGGCTGATAACATCGAACTGGTATATAAAAGCACCTGCCACGCCTGCAGCAAGCGCTACGTACATCAACAGCCATTTGTGCGGTGTCAATGCTGGCACGTGATCAAACAGCTTGCCAAAGATATACTCTACCATCGCCTCTACAAGAAACGACAACAAGAAAATTATTGCTAAGATTCCTAAGACTGACATATTGTTACCCTCCGGAGGTAATTAGATTAGGTTGATACGATATACCAATAATCATGGTACCACATTAGCACAAATATTCTATATTGTCAATAGATAATCTGTAATTCCCCGAATTGTTAAGATTTTATATTCCAACTTTATATAATCCAAGTCGCTTGCTATATTTCGCCTTCGGTATTCCCCCGCCGCGACATCCAGTTTTTGCTTGTTTTTTTATCAACAATTTATATTTTAGCGGTCTAAATAAAGTAAATATACCCATGTCATCTGTACCCACAATCGTCGCAATTCATCCGGTGATTATAATACGCGTCCCACGCGTCCAGCATGTCATCCTCTGAATTATTTTCGTCATCGAACATCTTATTATATTCGTCATACAGGCGCTGTCCTTCCGCACATAGCACGAGTTCACCGATTGATTCTGGCATTAGCCCCTCCTGCAAACTAATTCAATGACGCGCAACCGATACCACATCGCCCAAAGCAACGCGAGCCAGGTGATAATTATGATTATTAAAATCATAGTGGGTGCTTCGTCTGGTTTGCGCTTTTTCATACGCTCTCCCTTCGCATCACATCCAGCGCTTGTTCAAGTGTCCTGACCACGTGAAGACCTAAACCGTAAAACGCCTCGTGGAACTCCTTCTCCGCGTCCGTCAATTTTGCGCTGCCCTGCTTGATTTCGAGCATGACAACACGACCACCGCCCCGAACGATGCAGTCAGCAAATCCGTCACCATATTTTGACGTATCTTTGACATAGTAGCCACAATCGCGCAATCCTTGGATTATCTCGTGGTGATTGCCGTCCACACGTTTGGCATATTTCATTTTTTCTCCTGCGTGTGCATGTTTCCATGCGTCTTTATTATATGTCCATTTGATGACGGCGATAGGTTTATCGTCATCCATTCCTAATGATAACGGTTGCCAGCGTCCGTCATTGTACAAATCTGGTATGTCAAACAATGGAGCGTGAAGATAAAACACCAACTCACATTCTTGAAACCAATTCCACACCTTCAAATATTGCTCACTGTTGATTGTGAACGTCTGATTATCCCTAAGCTGTGATTGCATCCATGCAACCATCATTTCTTCGGCTGATTTCATGGTTCAATCCATTCATCATTAGCAATTAGTTGTATTCGTCTTTCGTTTGCAACCTTTACGGCATGTTCTGGCGATTTTGCACAAACTTGAAAACGAATGAAAGACGGGCTTCCTTCTGGTTTGGCTATGTGAGATTCTGTATAGTTTTTTGATGGTAACATCTCTGAATATCCTGAATTTCCATTTCTATACATCCACACATGAAAATATTTATATCCATTATTGAGCTTATCCTGAACACCATCAAAATTATCAAAACTTCGCGTTTCTATATTGAATTCATCACCATAACCATATTCAAAATCCATAATATTATCTTCGATATAATCTTTGTTGTTCACAAGATAATCTATAAATTCCTGCGCCTTTTCTTTTGTGCTAAATATTCCGTCTATTTGATAATCGGAATAACTACCATGCGTTACAACATAAACATTATCCATCATTTCACCTCTTATTATTCCGATTCCAACTCACAACGTCGATTAAACTCGTTCGTCGAATATTCGTCAAGCGCGGTTCGGGTCCAGTCGTAGATATTCATCACGTCTCCCGCAGAAGGTAAGCCTGCTTTCTTCGTCATCATGATTCTCAATAGTGTGCTATGTAACACCGCTACCTGCTTTTTCAGGTATTCATTCTCCGCGCGAAGTTTCTTCTTACCGGCTCCGCGTTTCAGTGTCCATCCCATAAATGATATTTCTAATACTTTTTGTTTTTCAATGTCATAAACAATATAACCGTTATCAAACTCCATTTTATATTTCATCTCATCACCTCAATATCACTATACAACTTTCCCGGTACAATTTCAAGATCCAATTTCGCGATTGCTCCACCACTCACTACACAGCTTGAAGAACACTTCAGGCGGCATAATTTCAATTTCGTACCACGTACCTATTTCAACGCGTATTCTAGGACGTTCTGATTTGCCATCCATCACAAATACGACATTGACAGGTGAATGCTGTTGCTTCATTCTTCGCCTCTTTCAATCATAGCCAACGCCTCAGCTAATCCCTGAATAAGGATTGCAACTTCTTCACGCGTGAACCAAAAATGTGTGTATCCTTGTTGTGTTTTATCATGCGTTTGTAATGACGCGAAAGAAACAAGCCCGTGCGTTGGTGCTACTATAATTGATTGTTCTATAACATTATCAACTTCGCCATGATGGTGATAGGATGGTGAAAACCATAATGCTTCGCCGGTTGCTTTTTCTCTAATGTCAGTCCCCTTAAATTCACCTGTACCATCACCTAACATTCCATCGCGGTCTTTTGTTTTACGAAGTTTTGTAAGCTCATTTTGTAATCTTTCGATATGTTGTAACAATCCATCTCTAAATCTATACGAAGAATCATACCAAGATTTGTATAATTCTAATTCTGTCATTTCGTCCATCACTTCACCCCTTTTTTGTGTTCTGCTAGCCACAATCCCAACTTGACAAGCAGTTCCTTGCGCGACATATCGCCAAAGCCGCGCCGCCCACGTTCATCCGCGTAGTTCTGCAGCATGTTCAGCATCCCGTCGATAATCACCCTGTCATGTGGTTCAAGGTTCTGGTAGGTTGCCTCAATCGCCTCGTTCATGTCCTGCTCGTTGTAGCTTGCCATTTCGCCGACTAGCGATGACTTGTCGCGTATCATTTCGCGTCGGAATTTGTAGTCAGCATTGTATTT